TAATCCCAGATCCTCTAAAAAATCTTCTGGTATCATCAGACAATCCTTATCAATCATAGAAATCTTATCTTCGAACTGTTCTTTTTCTTCTGAACTAAATTTCAAATTATCCATAACACTATCCCAAGCACCCTCATTTGAATGTACCAACTTAGCAAACATTATTGCCATATTTACAAATTCTATATTATTCATTTTTTTCCTTATATTGAATAAACTTTAGGTTCTTGAACTTCCCCCAAATCATTTAAAAGAATTTCCACGTAATGAAATTCGCCATTATCATTCCCACCACATTTTTCTAAAAACTCATCCACTTCTTCATTTATATAAAAAAGCTTTTGGTTTTTTTCATCCTTAACTAAATACTTTTCAACTTCCTCTAAATGGTCGGACATTGGCAATCCGTTGGAATATTGCAATCTATTTTGCCCAGCTATATACATACCAAGAATAGAAAGATTATAACTATGACTGAGAGCATTTTTAATTCCTTCATTGGTATCTTCTTTAAACTCTGGATAATAACCAACAGCTTTTAAAAAAGCTATAAAAGTTTTACTAAAATCACTATCTCCAAATCTAATACCAACTTTATTAAGTTTTAATTCTCTCATATCAATCCGTTATATTTTGGATAATTGCTTCTTCTCGAAGTAAACAACTACCACATTTTCCACAAGCTTTACCATCTATTGGATAATAACAACTAAAAGAAATATTTAAAAGTTCCTTTAGTACTTCTTCTCCAAATTCTTCTTTAAATTCTTTTAGCATGTTGATTTTAGTACGATTGATATACGGACTTAATAATTTAACATTACTAAATCTTTTTCCACCGTACTTTAACATATTCTCAGTATGTTCTAACCAAGCAATATTATTATCTCCATATACCTGACCATCACTAAGATTTAATCCGAGACCAACCATAATTAAAAAATCTTTTGGATAAGCTTCCCAAGTGTCAAATTCTTTTTGGGATTGAGCTACTAAAATTTGGGTCATTAATGTATTTCTAAAAGGTACATAAGCTAAAGTATCTTCAGCTTCTGCTTTATTACCAACAGCCTCTTTATCTAATAATTTAGATTTTTCTCCAGCTACTTCAGAAATATTATTTATAATTCCAGATATATTTTCTCGATATAAATTAATATTTAAACTTCTAAATAAATTTTTATTTTCTAAATAATCTAAAAAATTATTAGCCGCATGAATTTCATCATCCTCTGCATTACAACCGTATTCAAAATAAGTTAATTCAGTTTCGATATTATAAGAGGTTAATTTTTCTAATTTTTTTTCTAAATCAGAAAATATTTTATAAGTATTTAAAACAGAATCCATCCCACCACTGAAGGCTATTTTAAGACTAATGGTCTTATTTTTAAATACTTTCTTTTTTGGAATCATAGCTAAATTTCTACCACGTTTTGTAAAAATATTAGTAGTACTGTAGGTTTTAATACCTTTGTATTCGCCAACGTATTTACCCATACCACGATCAACCATTTTAACGTTTAAAGTATCTAAATCTATTTCAACATAACTAAATAATCCTTCCAATCGATTAATATTATTTTCATCTATAAAAGAAAATATTTCCGTATCTACTGTAATTGGAGCTTTTATAGAAATCGAAAGTTCAACATCGTTAGAAATAGTTCCATGTACAAAATAAATTTTATTCGTAAGTGTATTAAAATAAGGACTTATGTTAACATCACCCGCTTCCATTTCAGGACGTTGTCTACTAAATAATCCAAAAATTATTTTATATGGTGTAATAATATTATATAAACTATTAAAATTTTCCAAAATATCTTTTTTAATTTCTTTAAAAGTATTGGCATTAAAATCATAATTTATAGTTTGTGATCTAGACAAATTAAATTTATCGACTCCACTTATTATTATTAATACGCTATAACCTTCATCCGATCCAATATTACCACCTTTAATGCTTAAAAGTTTTTCAAAGTTTTGAATATTTTCTATATCTTTTTCAAATAATTTAATATTCTCTTTTTCATATTCTCTTACTATAATTTGACACATTAATTCTCCTTATAATGTTATACCGATAAAACGGTCATTATTCCAAACCGTAAAACGAATTGGATAAGTTAATTCCATAGTAATATGCGTACTCATTCGAGGATTAATAAAATCATCTTTTGCAATATCGTTACCATCCCAAATATTTTCTATAAGTGGTCTTAAAGTATCTTCCGGACTTTTACCAAGATCCGGTAAATCTATCTTAATCCAATTTTCACCAGCTCTGTACTCAATAATTAAATTACTAAGTTTCTGGTACATTTGTGCTTTTTCAGCTTCGAGATTACTCTCAAAATATAATTCGAATATCATTTTATTCCCTTTTTTTATTTTAAATTTTGTGTATCTAAACTTTCTATCAAATATTTGGCGTAATCTACCAATAATTCCTTTCCAAAGAAAATAAAAGATTTCTTTTTTTCTTCGATGGCGAGATTATATTTGGCAACCAGAATATCAAATTCCTTTTTACTTATATTATTTTCTATTGACATATTTTTCCTTTAATTAAGATGCAAAAGAATACATTAATTCTTCGTCCAGTAATTTAGCTTCTAACATAAATTCGTAATTTATATTTAAACATTCTACTACTGAAACAAAACTATTTCCAAATGGTACTTTATCGCTTAAGTCAATTAACATTTCTTTTAAATCTACTGGCTCTATTTCTTTAATATTATCCCGGTAATCAATAATAACGTAAAAAATATTTTTAACTCCATTAAAAGAAGAATACCAATATCTTCCTTTAATATGTTTTAAATCTTTTAAAGTCAATTCTGATATCGTCATTTATCCTCCTAATATATCAGCTAATCTATAATTTTGGGCTTTTTCGAAAGTTTCAAAAAATAAATAACCTTTCTTTTTTAATTCTTTTTTTTCTTTTTTATTAAGTACTCGTTGAACATACCCTTGGTTAGCACAACGTTTAGAATTATAAGAACCATCACCTATATAAAATCTTTTTTTAATAATTTTATATGGTTTAATAATTAAACCATTACTAGCGAATTCGGTTTTCATAATTCTTTAGCTTCTGGATTTCCAGATAAGAACATACCAAGAAGATTTAAATCTCCTTTAAAACCACAAGCGTTTCTATGTCCTCCACCACCATAAGCTTTAGCAATTTTGGAAACGTCATGTAAATCATCCGTACTTCTAAGACTAAAAATAACTTCACCAGTTTCCAAAATAAAATACATCATTGCTGGCTTATTATAACTTAGACAAATAGCATTTCCAATTTCTGAGATATTTTCAGTACAATTTAACATAAGTACTTCTGTACCAGTATTTAAATCTCCAAACCAAACGGATTTTAACTTATCTAATTTAATTTTAGAATTGACCACAGAATCCGTTTTTTCTATAAGTACTTCCCCAATATTAATAATTTCTTCTAATTCAAGATATTGACAAACTGTTAGGAAAGCATTTATTTCTAAATTTTCATTTTTATCGTAAATGCCTCTTTTATATAATTTTCTTTTTTGACGATCGATAGCCATTCTAAAACCTTCCGAGAACTCTTTTGACTGTGAAAGTTTCCATTCCCAAAGATCACGATCTTGAATATATTGAATTATTTCTATTGGTATGGTATCTCCAATTTCATCTAATTCATCTTGGACATGTTCCCACGTTAACATTGCACCAGATTTAGACATATCAAAGATAAGATCTAGATTGGCAATATCTTCTAAACCTTGTAAATCAGCTTCTGATGTTTTATGATGATCTATAATCATGACATTTTCAAACCAATCACAAGCCTCTAAAATTTGAGCCTTATCTAAACTAAAATCTAAAAAGACTAAATCCACACATTTCTTTTCATCTTCTGTAAGATTTTTCATGAACTCTTCTTTAGCTGGTTCACCATGTTGAATAGCTTTAAAAACCATTTCAACCCCGAGTTCCTCTAACATACTATATGAAGCAACACTCCCTAAACCATCCATACAATTTTTATGATATACTACTAATGTTTTCATTTTATACTCCTAAAGTTTTTTTACAAATATCATAATCTTCTTGTGTTAAAAGATTATCTCCACATTTGGGACAACCTTGTCCAACTACATAATCTTTGAATTCTATATCCTCATCGATATAATTACATTTCGGATTATCACAAACTAAACCTTTTATCTCTACTACTGATTCTTTTAACATCCCTGGTTGAAAAGCTTCTAAAAACTTTCCAAATTTAAATGGTATTTTAGTAGGTATTAACATTTATTATCCTTTTTAAAATTTAACTATAAAAAGAAGAACTTCGGTTCTTCTTTTTGTATTAACAGTTTCCTGTAATATCAACGGCGCCCATAAAGCACCTCCTATTTTTATTTAATTTGCCTATTTTTAAACGACAAGAAATCCGAAGATAAAATAAATACTTTTTACAGTACTTATTTATCTTCTCGTTTATAAGATATCTATACTTACATGAAGTTATTTTAAAGTAATTAAAATAAAA